ACTTAACACGAACATCTTTAGTTGATTGTATATCAATATTATCTTCTGCTTTAATAGTTGCTTTACCGCCTACATATATGTTATATTGACCCTTCACATGTTCGTTATGGTCTTTTTCTATTAGAACTTCTTGCACACCCTCATTCAATATTCGTATAGAACCATCAGGATGCATCTCAATGAAACTACCTGACATATGTTGTATGTTAATTCTTTCTCCATCTGGCGTATCATCCAGTTCAATGACATGTCCACTCTCTGTTTGATTTACTTTATTAAATGGATATCTTGCATTATAAGGAATTGACATAGTGTTCCAAGTACCACCATCCCATGCAATAGGATGAGCAGGATGCTTTTCAGCATCTAGAACTTCTTGCTTCTTCTTATAAAGTTTAGACCTTTTGTCGCCTCTTGCTAAACGAGAAGTATCAGGTTCATTAATCTCTACAGGATGTGTTCCTGAAGGGTCACAGAATCCTAAATCAGTGTTTGGTCTTTCTATAGGGTAACCATGAAATGAACCCATAACAACAGGTTCTTGACATTCATTACCATCTCTAAAGAAACCTAAAACCCAAGAACCCTTTAAGAGTCCTGATGGAGAGTGACCTATTTGTGAAATAGATGCACCGGTTGTTGGCATCATTACCATCGCCCATGGTAAATCATCTGTAGGTAATGTTTCTTTATCTTCGGTATGAATACCCAAACATCTGACTTTAACTCTACCTAATTGTTCAGGATCATTGTGGTCTTCAACTACACCTTGAAACCAAGTAAATCCATCAAATCCCATAAATTTTCTCATAATCTACCTCTAGTTTTGTTTGAGTATAATGTCAAATGCCGCTGTTACTCTTGCATTGTTTGACCGCACTGATGCACGAACATCAATATCAGACTTCTCTGGAATTACTCTAGGAACTGAAAACTCGTATAAGTATTGTCCACCTGCACCAGATACTTCAAATGAGTGACCAATTCTAAATGCATCTTGCCCGAAATATCTTACAAACTGATTTACTGTTGCATCTGCTCCAGACTGAACTGTTGCAGTTCCTTTCATTAGATAACCTGTGTAACCTGCAGGAATTGTATAAATCGCCATCAGAGTTTGACCAATACCAGCAGTAATTCTTGCAACAACTGTAGATGATACTTTAATATCGATATTTCCTACATTATCTGCACCTGAAGAAACATATGCTCTAAAGACACGGATGAATGTTACTGAATCCGTAGTTGCGTTTGCTGATGCATTTGTGAGTGTGCAAGTTGTAGAAACACTCTCGTAATTTTCGTCAAGTCCTTCGATGGTTATTACTTTGTTAGCATCACCCGCATTTGCTCTATCTACTGTGACTGCAGATGCAGATGAGAATGATGACCATGGATACGGTGTGTCATCAATATCCCAAACTGTACCAGTTGTGTTCTGAGACATTGCAGGAACAGCACCGAACTTGTGTATATCAGATACACCTTTGAGTAAACCTCTTGCTAGATTTATGCGCTCATCATTGAAAAAGTAGTTGCCCATAAGATGCTATTCTCTCCCTTTAGTCTTATTTATACTGACAGTGTTTGGTTACTTGTTTTGAACCCTTTTTTACGCATAACAGTCTTCGCTACAAGGTCAAACTCTTGAGAGTTTCTATCATACTTTAGAACAAATGGCATATTTATATCAGTTTGCATATCTTTCAAAACTGCTTCAGCATCAGGTCCTAATTGCGGAATCTTTTTACCATGTTTGTTATAAGTTTGCTTAAACAGTCTCGTAAGTTCTGCAGTAGTAATCTGTTTCTTGTTACGTTCATCGTTTACCCTATCTAAAAAATGTCGAGTGAATTCAACATCGATGCCGACCTTTGCAAACAACCTATCTGCAAACTTTTCTACGCCATCTAAATCACTCTTTGAAACTTGCTCTCTTAGTTCAGAAAATTTACGCATCCCATCCATCCTTTACGATATTCATGTCTACTTTATATGTTGCAGTTTGATTTGATATAGGAGTAAACATATGTACACAGTCTCTAATCAAGTAATGACCAGAATACTTTTTATTATAAACATCTTCAATACCTTCGACTTTTCTAATCGCAGGATAATTAAATTCTAGCAAACGTCCACACTCAATAATTGGATTACCAGGTGCTTCGAAATTTTCTACAACTTCATCATCTAATTGTTTAACAATTTGCTTTCTCTTTAAAACGGTTCCATCAGCATATATTGTTCTAAATCCAACTTCATCTTTTTTCATAGAATGTATTCTACTTTGTTTAGGACTTAGCATAATATTAATATCACTAGATACTGACTTATAAGGTTTATCAAAATGTGCTTGTTTTGATAATCTAACATAATCACTAAAATCATCCCAATAGTTATAAGTCTCTACTGTATAATTTTTATGAAATATATCATGTGTTATGTGCTTTGATACAATATGTCCTGATATCAAATCTTTAGCAAGTTTTTGTCTTTCTAATATTCTAAAGTCATCTACGTTTTGTGTAGTTTCTGAACCAACCATTCCTGACTGAGGTTTGCCGTCTGACCCAACAACAGGGACTCCAGGTATCTTATATAAATAACCTTTTTTGACTTTACCACTGTTGTCTCTTTCATTTTCAACGTCTGCCATCAAATCTGTAATAACTAAGTTTTTCTCTTTATCAAGTAATGTTGATGTAGAAACAAAATAAAATCCTCCAATACTCTCATAAAAGAAATAACCAGGAGTATCTTTTGTCATAGATACTGCTCTATTAGTAACCCACTTAATTGCTTGACTTGGTTTCCACATAGGACAAACAAACTTTAATCCTCCAATAGAAGGTCCTGTTGCTAATCTTTTATGAGTACTTCTCAAACTACGATTGAATATATTACCTATGATAACATGTGGTTCTCCCACAAATGAAGAAGATAATACAGTATTCATATTTCTATATCCTTCTTCACTTATGAGTTTTAATGTGAATAATTGTTTTCTTTCTTGAATGATTACATTTTCAATACCAATAACACGCATCCATATTTCACGTTCAGTACTGCTTTCACCATCTTTTACATTATATTTAAAATGAAATATGTTCGCACCAAGAATAGGATAATCAGGAATCATATCATTGCTGTCATTAATCATAAGAGTTCCTGTTATGAAAGGCGTTAATACACTTTCACTCATAGAAAAACTCACATATATGCTAAGTAAATCTAAAAATTTATCAGAACCTCTAGCATCTTCAATTGTTTTTGCAGTATTAGGAAATAACTGCATTGCTTCGACTTGTACTTCACCGCCGCCTTTAACTCCACCTGCCATAATTAATTTCCTATAATTTGTTTAAATTCTTCAACAAACTCTTGTAAAAGATTTGGTCTTAAAATTTTAATTTGTCGCTTTTCTTCGTTAAGTTTTTCTTCATATAATCTGTTGGTGATAACATCGCTATTGAATGTTTGTTCAGTTCCAGGACTGGTGAAGAGTTTATATGTACTTTCTGTAGTTCTAATCTTTCGATTTGTATCTCCAGATGCGGCAGGTCTTTCATAATGATGAATACCATCAGGTCCAGAATTCACAGTCCACAGTTTATATATGTTACTGTCATATGTACTCTTCGCGTGACCACTGCCATAATTCCCTGGCATATGAAAAACTGTACTACCAAATTCACTGAATGTGTGAGTGTGCGATATTCCAGTTCCATTTTGTTTATATCTATTATATTCTCTTGCTTCTTTTTCAGATAAAAATATAGGATACCAATACCCAGTGCCGCGATGCATACCAGATGTACCAGTTCCAAATAAAGCATAAGGACCATTACCTCCATACTTTTTATTAATCATATTTTTTAATTCGCGTTCAGTTCTCGGCCAGTCTTCATAAATATCATGTATTTCATTAGTTACGAGAAAAACCCAAGCAAACTTACTTGAGTTATAAAATTGATGTGCTAATATATCAGGTCTTTCACCCTCTTGTATATCATACAAGTCATATGAGAATGCGCTATTAGCAATTCTGCTATTTACTTTAACTCTACGAATAATATCTTTTGTTATAATCGCTCTAGTTTGTAATTCACCTTGTTTAGTGATATCGTAGAATGTTGTTGGAAAATATTCAAAATAACTCATTAGTAACCCTCTTCAATTCTCTTCTTATGCAATGGTTCAATTTCTCTGAAGTTCATAGTTACTTGAATTTCTGTAGGTTGACCATCTCTATTAGTAGAAAAAACTCCAGTTGAAGTATAGTTAGTATTGAATGAAGTTAAATAGCAAGTTGATATTTTGTGCATGAATTGATTATGTCTATTTTGATGCATGATAGAAATATCAAATAGTGAAGGATAATCAAAGAACAACCCACTAGGTATCAACTCAGGATGCATATGAAATCTAAATGTTTTAATAATCTCATCAATAGCAACTGCTTCTTGTTCAGACCTTGCGGCAAACTCATATGTAAAAGTAAATTCTCTAAAAGACATGCTTTCAAATCTTTGTTCGATATGTGGATTTGAAACTCTTCTTGTAGAAACTTCCATAACATTCTGGATGTTCATACCAAACATATCTGGTATTTGAAACAATACTTCTGATGCAAGTCTCGCCGCTTGACCACCCAAGTTTGCTAAATCAGCATTAGCATTATCACCTGCTCCTGCTCTTGCTAATAGTCCAACAAGAGGACCCATTTTTGCTTCTGTATAATTAGCAGTTGAGTTCATCGTCATTGTATTTGGTACTGCAAGTGCAATTGAAGAGTTTAACTTCTTTAAGTTTTGTGCGCCGCCAAACGCGCCATCTGTAAACTTACCTAGACTGTCAGTCACCGCTGATCCAGTTTCACTACTTAACGCTTTATCTACAAGTCCGCCTTCACCTCCAGTAATTGCTTTACCCAATTCGGCGGCATATTCTCCACCCTTTTCTACAACTCCTCTTACATCAAGTTTGTTTCCTAATATTGCAGATTCCCCTTTCCATGCTCTAGGTTCTCCCGGAGTTCCCTGTAAAGAGGTAAAGGATGTTGTTTCATCAAAGTATATATCAAAGATAACATGATTATCAAATTCAGCAGGTGCGTCAATACCCAAATCAATAGGATATGTCAATCCCATTGTACCATACTGTCTACCAGTCTTTGCCGGTTCACCTAATCTAGACGAATTTCTGGCAAATCGACCTAGTGCCGAACTGCCAGTAAAATGTGGGTTTAATATCGCCATATGGTTTCTTCCTATAAATAGTAATTACGATATTATTTATAAGAGTTTTTCGATATGGCATATAAAGGTAGATACACTCCGCAAAATAAAGACAAATACGCAGGTAATCCATCGAATGTGATATATCGCTCTCTTTGGGAACGTAAACTTATGAAATGGTGTGACCTAAATCCTGACGTTATCAAATGGGGAAGTGAAGAAACTGTGATTCCTTATGTGTCACCTCTTGATAATAAAATACATCGATATTTCGTAGACTTCTATATACAAGTCAGAACAAAAGATGGACTGATTAAATCTTATCTAGTAGAAGTAAAACCCAAAAAATACACTAAACCTCCCGAAACTAATCCTAAGAAGAAGTCAAAGTCTTGGTTTTCTGAAGTTAAGAATTGGGGAGTTAATTCTGCGAAATGGAAAGCGGCAAGTGAATATGCTAAAGATAAGAAATGGGATTTCATAATTCTCACAGAAGACCATTTAAAGTAGCATAAATACTATTATGGCAGAGATTAAAGTACTAGAAGAAATAAGGAATGCGTCTGGAGACCAAAGACGTTCTGCACAATGGTATCAAGACCAAGTAAAAAGTCTTGTCGGTACTCGCTATGAACCTACGCAGTTTCAAAGAGAGTATGCAGAAAATATGACAGGCAGAATGTTACCTGGACGTATGTATTTGATAAACTATTCAAACCCTATTGGAAAAGGAACTCCAGCATTACCTTACTATGATATGTTTCCTCTTATACTTCCATTTAATGTCGAAAGTAGTTACATTACCGCAATAAACTTTCACTATCTACATCCAGTCAATAGAGTTATACTATTAGAGAAACTAAGTAGATTTAAAGTAGGTGATACTGACATTCAAACTAGAATTCGTGCAGATTGGGGTATACTAAGTAACTTTGCTAGATTTAGAGAAGTAAGACCTTCTGTGAAGAGATATAAGAAAAGTCAAATAAAAGGTAGATACTTGTTTATACAACCTGATGACTGGACAACAGCGGCAATGTTACCAACAGAGAGTTTTAGGGGTGCAAGTAAGCAACAAGTCTATTTAGACAGTAACAGAAAAATGAGGGCAAGATGAGTATAGATAATTTTATTGCAGAAGTGCATGGAAGAGACGGAGCAGGACTTGCAAAGTCTAATAGGTATATGGTAGTTATTGATGTGCCTAGAGGTCCATCTGCTAATAATTTAGGTCAGTTATCTAGATTTTCAGATATCAATGCTGGTCAAAATCAATACGGAAGATACTCGCAACTAATAAATGGACAAAGACTAGTAAATCTTTATTGTGAAGCAACATCACTACCATCAATGAATATAGATACTAAACTAAATAAACAGTATGGACCAGGAAGAGAAATTCCTTATGGTCACAGTTACACACCTGTCAATTTTACATTTTATATGGATAGAGAATATACTGTAAAGAAATTTTTTGATGCTTGGCAGAGAACAATTATTGATCCGGACACATCAAAAACTAATTACTATAATGAATATGTGACATCTGTTCACATTCTAGCACTAGATGCTAAAGATAGCATAGACGCAAATGGAACACTGAGAGCAAAATATCAATGCACACTGATAGAAGCATATCCAAAAACTGTTGCTGAAATTGCATACAGCGCCAGTTCCTCTGAAGTAGCAAGACTTCAAGTATCAATGCAATTCAGAAAATGGAAAGAAACTACTGCGGTGACTGGTATTGGTTCACTTGGTTCTAATATTGTCATGAACGATTATGTAACATATAATCCTGTGCAGTCAGTACAAGCACGGTCTGATGCAAACTTCGCAAGAATGGAAGCAGACGTTGCAGATTTATGGTAATTAAATATTAACTAACGATTAAACTATGGAGAAAACAATATGGCACTACCAAGACTTGATGCACCACAATATGACTTGACATTATATAATGGTGAAAATATTAAATTCAGACCTTTTCTGGTCAAAGAACAAAAACTTCTTCTATTGGCAGTAGAAGAACAAGAACAAAAACATGTTATGAATGCTATGAAGCAAATCATTTCAAATTGCATCTTCGACCAAGTAGATGTAAATACATTACCTATATTCGAAATCGAGAATATATTCTTACGATTGAGAGAAAAATCTGTAGGTGAGCAAATTGATTTGAGATTAGTATGTACTGATGAAGAGTGTAAAGGACAAACACCCTATACATTGGACTTGACACAAATTAAATATGATATGGATAGTATTCCTAGTAGAACAATTAAGATTAGTGAAAATGTTAATCTTAATATGAGATTTCCAACAATGTCAAATTTAGAAGATGTAACTAATTTAGAAAATGTAGAAGATAACTTCAAATTTCTTGCGAGTTGTATTGAAAGCATTGAAGCAGATGGAAATATCTATGATGTAGATACAACACCGAAAGAAGAAATTCAAGCATTCATCGAAAGTATGACAACATCACAATTTAATATGCTAAAGAATTTCTTTACAACTTTACCAAGATTATCGAAAGACCTTGAGTATACATGCAGTAAGTGTGGAAAGGAACAAAAAAGAGTAATTAGTGGAATACAAAGTTTTTTAGCGTAGGCCTCTCGCATGATGATTTAGTAAATCACATGAGAACTAATTTTGCACTAATGCAACATCATAAATACTCATTAACAGAACTTGAAAATATGATGCCATGGGAGAGGGAAATTTATATAACTCTGTTGACCCAGTTTATTGAAGACGAAAATGAAAAAGCAAAACAACGGAGATAGTAAATGGGAGAAGAAGAGATAAAAGCATCTGGTCATCATCCTGCCGATACAAACGGCGATGGTAAGGTCAGTAATAAAGAGCAAGAAATGTACCTTGAGTTCAAACGCAAAGAACTGGAGGATGTGGATGCAAGAAGAGATGCAATGAGATATATGACATGGTTCGCTTTGATGGGTATATTCAACTATCCAGCGGCGGTTTTGATTACAGCAATGTTAGGTTATGATACAGCGGCGAATATTATTGGAGATATTGCTCCGACTTACTTCGTTGCTACTTCAGCAATTGTTGCCGCCTACTTTGGAGCAAATGCTTACACCGATAAGAAGAAATAGGTAATTAAATGGCAGACAAAAAAGAAACTATTGGCGGATTGAGTGATGCGGTAGAAACTCTGAATAAAGATAATACCAAATCTGGCATAGAAAGTAATCAAATACTAGGTAATATCGAAAGTGGTATTCAAGATTTATATGCCGTCAATTCACAAATGCTTGAAGCGATTTCTGCCATACAAGCATCACTAGCACCTGATGCATTCGGTTCCGCACAATCAACAGAAGCATCTAGAGAAGGAGATGGCGCACCTATTATAGGTGGACCAGCAGAACAATCTGTTGTTACTCCTACTGAAGGTAAAAAAGGCATGGGCATGATGGGTATGCTCGGTGTTGCCGCCGCTGGTGCCGCCGCTGGTCTTGTTGCCGCTTTTGCAGGATTCTTAGATTTCGATGCACAGAAAGTAAAAGATAAAGTTCTCATTCTTACAAGTATTGCAGATGAAGTTGATGGCGCCGATACTGCAGAGACAGTTGCAACTCTCGCATCATTAGGTGTAGGTCTTGCCGCATTTGGAATTGGTTCTATTGCTAATGGTATAGGTCAATCATTTATGGAAGATAATTGGTCGGACAAAATATATGATAGTGTCGCAACTCTTATAAAAATTGGTGACTTATCTTTTCTATCAGCAGTTGAGGCGGCGGCATCTTTAACCACACTTGGTGTAGGTCTTGCCGCATTTGGAATTGGTTCTGGCGTTGGCGCACTTGGTGCAGGTCTTGCGGAAGGAATGCTAAAAGAAGGGTGGGCGGACAAAATATATGATAGTGTCGCAACTCTTATATCGATTGGTGATTTATCTTTTCTAGGAGCAGTTGAAGCGGCAGGTTCATTAACTACACTTGGCGCAGGTCTTGCGGTGTTTGGGGTTGGTTCTGCAGTCGGTGGAGCAGGTCAAGCAATCGCCGACACTATGAGTGATGCTAATTGGGCACAGCGCATTTATGATAGTGTAGAAACTCTTATTGGTATTGGTGATTTAAGTTTCTTCGCCGCTGTTGAAGCGGCAGGTTCATTGACTACACTCGGTGCTGGTCTGGCAGTATTTGGTGTTGGTTCTGCAGTTGCTTCGCTTGCTAAACCTGGTTTTGCAGATGGTATTGTTGATAGTGTAGAAACACTTACAAGTGTGAAAGATAAAATAACCGCAGAAGAAGCAGAAACATTTAGTGACACAATGGGTAGTTTGTCGGCAGGACTTCTAAAGTTCTCCGGTAGCAACTTCCTGGGTTCTATTATGGATGCTGGAACTGCGCTGATGGGTTTTCTGAGTGGTAATGAAAGTCCTATTGAGCAAATGATAACCATTGCAGATAAATCTGAAGAATTGAATAAAGGTGCAGACGCAATTGATAGAGTTAGAATTGCTATTAGTAAATTATCTAGTATTAGTTTTGATGGTGCAGGATTTAATATAAAAGACTTGACTGATGATTTGATGAACTCAATACCTGCACTTGAACTTGCAATTCAAGGCGGAACAGTTGGAGAAGGTTTCTTCAGTTCAGGAACAGAAATTAAAGGTCTAGCATCTCCAGACATTGATTATGAAGCGGCAGTAGCAAGAATTCAATCTCTTCGTGAAGCATTAGGTGGTGCAAGTGCTAGTGTAAGTAGTAGTGTAGCACAGACTGCTGTTCCTGCTGATACAGGTGCAGGAATTACAGGAAGCACAGATACAACGATTGTAGATACAGGCGATTTAACATTACCATACAATTCTAGAGAAAAGAAGTTAAGAGCAAAACAACTTGCAAAGGCATTGGGTATGGGTACTGCAAGGACTGCGACATTTGAAGCAGGTATCCCTACAACAGTTGATGGTGTTGAAGTTCCTACATATCTCTACACTAATGATGAAATTGATAGAATTAATGGTGCTAGAACTATGAGAGCAGAGATGAACAATACCTCTGCTAATCTCATTCCAACTAGACAATCAGGACAAGACTTGCAACAAGCACAAGCAGAAGCAAATGCTAATTCTGGTTCGTCTGAAGCACCTACTGTCATTCAGTCAAACGTATCACCAAGCACTGTGAATAACCAGAGTACAACAAATCTTGCTTCTCGTACTCAGCATCACACTTCTGCTAAAAATGAATTGATGCTCGGCGCCTTCTAATGATACACGCTTTCATGTTGATGGTTGTTATCGGAACAGGAGAGTTTAGACAAGTTCAACCAGACCCTATGTATTTTAGAAGCATATCTACTTGTCTTTGGTATGCAAAAAGAATCCCACAACAGTTTGGTAATTACTCATACGGTGCTTATGTGGACCCTAAAGATAGGGTTACTGCTTACTGTAAACCTGTCAAAATTCAAGACGGTGTACATATCTATGACCATTAACTGTACATTTTAATATAATAATATGCAAACCCTAGGCCAACGATAGAACCTATGATTAGCACTCCCGCGATTGCCATTTCAAAATATTCATACATTTTTTGTTCTCGCTGTGCTTTTATTCGCAATGCTTCTTTCTTTTGTTCTTCTCTTCTTCGTGCCGCTTCTGCTTGAAACTTGATCCAATCTTGCCACATACCAGCGCGTCCCGTATAAATCATAAGTTCGCGCAACTCATCTTCTTGTGCCTTAATTTGTTCAAGTGCCATAAATTCTTCAAGGTCCGACTTATCAGACTTTGAACTCTTATTTACTTCAATCTGTAATTTACTTTTGGCGTCAAAATAATTTAGAAGTCCCTCACCCATCTGATGAAGTTCTCTACCTTCTTGGACAAATTCTTTGACGGTTTTAAATGCCGCTGTGGCAATTGCTAATTCTGCAAGCATATTGATTCCTCATTTGCTAAAAAAGAAGAATATAAATCAATTGTTGCTATTTAATGATATGTGTCACTCTCTCAATAATATTTATAAAAGAAAAAGGGTTACCATTGCTGATAACCCTTACTTTCACTGTTAATTTTTTATGAAGTACCTACAGCAAGCGCATGTAGACCAAACTAGTATAAGGCGCATACATCATAAAGGAATAACTTCCAGTTCTCCTATGTGTTTAATCTTCAGATGCTAACTTGCTGAAGTATGACATTGCTTCATCATCTTCATCATCATCAACATTAGAAGTTGTTGCAACTTGTGGTGTAGATTTCTCTTCTGCCACCCAAGGTGCGCTTTCTTCTGCAACAGGTGCTGGCGCACTTGGTGCAAAAGTCTCTGGTGCTGAATTCAAGTTCAGTACCAAATCTAGTTTTGCTTTCAATTCGTCATAAGATTTAAAGTTAGAAGGCGCAACAAACTCTTGCAGTTTGTATTGAGACTTCCATAGACTTTCAATCTTCTCATCATTACCTTCAAACAAAGGTGACGCACTATCAAACTCAGATTTATCGTAGTTAGTAAAACCTTCTACTTTACGAATTTTGAGTTTGAAGTTACAACCTGCCCAAGGATCAAATGGGTTGACAGGTGTTTCATCTTCGAACTGTGGTTTCATGTGATCCATAATCTTATCAAAGATTTTTTTACCAAACTTAAACAGTTTGACTTGACCTTCATTCTCAGGATGCTTTGGGTCAGAGACTACTAAGACATTAGCGATATACGAAAGTCTACGCTTCTGCTTTCGTGCAATATCTTTGTTTGCTTCAGTGCCAGAGTTCCACAGAATAGAGTTATACTCTGCTACAGGGTCTTTCTGATTGAGGGTAGTGAGTGAGTTTTCAATATACCACTTACCAGTAGGACCTTGAAACCCGTGATTGAAAACACGAACCCAAGGAAGTTCTTCACCTTCACTTTGAGGAAGAAAACGAATTACAGCATAACCATTACCAGACTTATCAAGTTCTGGACGCCAGAAGCGTTCATCTTGATTGCTGTTGTTTGACTGTTGGGGTTTGTTTACTTTATCTACTTCTGAAAGTAGGCGGGATAGGTTGTCGTTAGACTTTTTTAGTTGTGCAAAATTTGTCATTTGTATTACCTCGTATGTACGTTATATTGCGTTGTATAAGTTTATCTTATCCACATATTCATCATATGCTACTATTTATACGACTTTCATCATATTTCTGTTGCTTACTATACACTATTGCCTTGTATTTGTCAACATCAAAATCAAGAAAAGGTCGGTATTTAATTAACTTTCGCCGTTCTTCTTTCCAGAAGAAATCATCACCGAGCGTCTTATCCCAATATGTCAAATAGTTGTTAATAGCATCTAGTATCAACATCGTTTCGATTGTTACATCTCCACGACTATACATTTGTAGTAGAAGAGGATGTTGCTCATCTTTAACTACAAAGCATTTGTCGAACTTATTGATATTCTCTTCATCAAGTTCTGAACAAATCTCATCAAGGTCATCATGCAAGTTTTTAGTTAAACTCTGTAAGCGACCTTTCCATTTATTATATACTTGTAATGCTTCTTCATAAATGAAAGCACCACCCCATCGATTACCATCAACATAGTTAGCAATCAGAAACTTAGGTAGTTCATCATCTTTGAACTCTGACGCTAACTTCTTAAAAGCATACTGGTCTGTACGCTTCAAAAAACTTTCTTT